TTCTTCAACCCGCGCTATGTCGCTACGCCCATCAAGATCAACATGACGGAAGAGAAGGAGTCGCAGAAGTCGGACGCGGCGATGAAGTTGCTGGAGTCCAAGACCAAGCGCGCGATGACCACGCACTTCGATACGGTCAACTCCTCGCTCCACACGGCGCAGACGGGCAAGGCCATTATCGGCTTACCGGATATTGTCTCCACGACCGCCGGTGCCACCGTAGGCGGCATCAACTCCACCACGGAAACATGGTGGGACAACGTGCGTAACAACGCCACGGCTGACACCTCTTTCCTCACCGCCGCCGGTGCCTCGTTTGAGGGCTTGGTTCGGATGAAGGACACATGGAACTCGGTCTCTGAGGGCAATGATGTCCCCGATTGCATCATCACCACGCACGCCATTGGCGGCGACTACGAGAGCCTCTTTGAAGGCGGCACGTACTTGCGCTTGACGGGTTCCGACAAGAACGATCTGGATGGCGGCAACGCGCACTACCGCAAAGCCGAGGTCATCATGGACCGCGATTGCGGCACGGGCATCATGTACATGCTGCAAAGCAAGTATCTGAAGTTCAAGATCCTCTCGGGTCTAAACTTCGCCAAGACGCCCTTCCGCGAACCGGCGAACCAGTTGGCGAAGGTTGCCTTCGTTGTCTTGGGCGGTCAGTTGACCACGAACAACCGCCGCCGTCAGGCCGTCATCTATAACTTGGCCTAAGCAGTAAATCAAAGATTAACTTCAAAGTGGGTGGGGTTGGGGGCTGAAAACCTCCACCCCACCCTCACCATAATTAGGAGTTCTAATGTCCAATTTCAAGAAGGTCCAGCCGGGACTCATCGGCGGTCAGGCTATCAGTGACACGAGCACTACGGCCAAGCACCCGCTCGGCACCATCGTCCAAGCGAAGGACTTAGCCAGCACCGATTACGGTGTGGGCGAGTTCATCTACCTCAAGGGGGTCGCCTCCACCGCCGCCGGTTCCTGGGTGACGTATAACGCTGACGATTACAGCACCGCACTCTTAGCGGCCAACGCGATTGGCCCCGTGGCAGTTGCCATGAGCGCCAACGTGGCGAGTCAGTATGGTTGGTATCAGATCGAAGGTAAGGCTGTAGGTAAAGCCCTCGCCTCCTACGCTGATAACGGCCTGGTCTACGCTACGGCCACCGCTGGCTCGATTGACGATGCCGTTGTCGCGGGTGATCGCGTCAAGCTCGCCAAGGGAGCCTCGGCAGTTGACACACCGAGCACTGGTCTCGCTGAATTCGAGATTCACCGTCCCTTCATGGATGACGCATCGGCTGCGTAAATCTCCCGACCCCACGGGCTACTTGGCTCGTGGGGTCACACATATTCCACCACGCAGGAGGCACTGAAGTAAGATGGCAAAGACACAGACCGCAGAGGCTCCCTCAACGCCCAATGTTGAGGAATTACTCGCCACGGTAGCAGCGCTCGCCAAGCAAGTTGAAACCCTGACTTCCAAACAGCAAGATCGGGAAGATGAGGATGAGGGACCGCAGCGCGCCAAGACGAGCAACGCGCGCGCACAACTCCTCGTCTCGCAGGTGGGCGACATCATCCAAGCCGAGGGCTACACCCCACCCGTCCCTGAGCGCGTGGCGCTGAAGGGACCCGCCGCTACAGAGAAGTATCTCAAGCAGTGGCAAAAGGGGCAGGGCGTGAACGCACGGCAGATTGGCGATGAAGCGGCCTTGGCAGAAAGCGCCCATATGTAATGACATTAACTCAAACGCTGGAGCGCACTCTGGTGCGCGCCGGCTTAGTAGAGACCACCACAAGTGAGGTGAATAAGGCGCGTGAGTATGTCAATGCAGTGATACAGGACATCGCCTCCCGCGCCACCTGGTGGTGGCTCTTTAAGCAGGGCACCATCACCACCGCCGCGAGCACGCGCACCTACGCCCTCGCCACCGATGTATTAACCCCCGTCTCCTTCCGCGACACCACGAACAACCGCACCCTCCCGATTAAATCCGACTCAGACATTGACCTCGATGACCCCGATCAGTCACGCACGGGGCAGGCTGAGTCTGTGTATCTAACGGGGGCCAATAGCACCACGGGCGCTTTGGAGATTGGACTACACCCGACACCCACCTCCTCGGTGGATGTAATCACCTACCGCTACTACAAGACGATCCCTGAGTTCACCTCCGCTAATGACGCGGATGATCTCTTCACCACCCACGGCATCCCCTTACTCCTACACCAAGCGATCTACATGGGGGCAGCGGCCATGATACAGGTGGAGCAGGGAGACGATGCAGGGGCGCAGTATAACGAGAGCAAGATGGAGCGAATCATCAATCAGGCGCGTGAGGTCAATGGGCGCATGAGTGGCAACCGCTCCTACCGACTACAACGCGATAACGCAGATGTGTCCTTCTCCTTCACCATCGAAGAGGGTTCTCTATAACCAATGGCTATACGCGCAGAGACAATCCAATACGGGCCGTGGACCGATGGCGTGTGGTATTCCCGCACCCCCGAAGATGTCCCACCGTCAGGACTCTCCCTTATGGTCAACATGCGTATTGGGAGTTCTGGTGAGGTGAAGACGCGCCCCGGTAACGCCTCCTACCAGAGTGAATCAGCCCTTGCTGGAACTCCCACTCTCACCGCCGCAGGACAGTTTGACGTATCAGCCACACAGGAGGAGCAGTTCATCGTGGCGGGTGCCGCGCTCTACAAATACTCCTCGGGTTGGTCTGCTATCACCGGCGCCACCACCATCACCGCCGCGACAGACAACACCTTCGAGTGGGTCAATGCCAATGGCACCCTCGTGATGACCAATGGGGTAGATACGGACGCGATCAAGTGGACGGGCGCGGGGAACGCGAGCGCCTTAGATGACAACAGTCGCTTCTCTAAGGGCAAGCACATAGCATGGTTTGATAACCGGCTATGGGTGGGCAATGTGGATGGCGCAGAGGGGAGACTCTGGTATTCCGATATAGGGGATATTGAGACCTGGCAAGCCACCTCCTTCTACAACTTCGGCTCTCCCATCACAGGCTTACAACCCACACAGAACGCGCTCACGGTCCACACGGAGAATGGCATCTTCACGCTCATCTCCACGGGCAACGCAACGATCCCCTACCAACGCCAGCAGCGCACCACTGAGGCGGGAGTGGATGGACGCTCTATTGTAGCGCTACCAGGTGACACGCAGTTGATGGTGCGCCCCGATGGCATCTACCAATGGTCGGGCGGGGCCACGATTGAGAAGATCAGCTACCAGTTAGACGGCTCAGGCTATTGGGATAACATCAACACCCTACGCCTGCACAAGAGCTTCGCGGTGCGCTACCCCAAGGACAATGAGGTGTGGTTCGCGCTACCCTACGGCGCGGGGCAATCGAGCATGAATCACGTGATGGTCTATAACACCCGCTTCAACTGTTGGTCTGGACCGTGGGACTACCCCGCAGATAAGAACTGCGCGGCCCTAATAGACGGCAAGCCACACTTCGGCGGGATCAGTGATGGACTCCTCTACGATATGGACTCAGGCACCTCGGATAATGGCACCGCGATTGATTGGGCCTTCACCACCGGCGCACCGCCCCCGATGGGCTCGGATGTGCGGGGGAGATGGCTCTACGCGCGCACCTTCTTCGATGGGGCAGGGGATTACTCCTGTCAGGTCACGCAGGACTCCTCGGGGCTGACAGGCACCACGGAGAGCCTAAAGCTCCTCGCTAACTCCTTCACCCTCGGCACCTCAAGTCTCGGCGTAGACAGTTTGGGCTCCCTCCGCATGATAGGGCGTGAGACGCGCCTCGCGGGGTATGACCCACACTCCTCACTCAAGTTCAGCAATAGTGGCTTAAACCAACCCGCCACCTTTAGACGCACCCACCTACAATTCAAACCCCTGGGCCGTAAGCGCAGAAGGGCATAGGAGTAGTTAATGGCAACCCCCGTACAACTCGCTATGGCGGCAGGGCAGAAGAAGCCCAAGAAGCCCCTCACAGGCTTTGACGCCTTCTTCGCTGAAGTAGACGCGGGAGGCTCACCTGACACAGCGCAGGGTGCCTTCGATGCGAATAAGGTGAACAACCTCACCTCTCCCGCCCTCGCTGCGCCCCAACCCTCGGGCTTTGATGCCTTCTTCGCGGCGGCAGATAATGGCGCTACAGCGTTAGACGCCCAACGCGCCTTTGACGCGAATACCACCAATGGCATCTCCAATACCAACAATACCTTCACGGCAGGCGGGAATGTTGTACCCCCACCTCCTCCACCTCCCGTAGACAACACGGACTACGCCGCCTATCGCAACCGCAACGCAGCACAGGATGCGGCGGCGAGCGCGGCTCCTCCCATCACAACGGGTGCCACGCCGCCCCCAACAGTGATCCCCAACTTAGACCCCGCAGAGGCCACGAGGCAGCGCAATAGGGCGCAGGAGATATTGGATAGCGCCATCAGCAACCCGAATGATTGGGATAATCTGGACCTCTTTATCTCCAACTTAGGTTTTGGTATGCACCCCACGGTGCGCGCTGAGTATGCTGACAAGTTCCGCGCTGCACAAAATGCGCGTAAATCGCAGACCTCGCAGGTGGCACCCGAGCTAAATCGCCAGTTCACGCCGCAGGGGCAGACTACACAGAGTAGCCCCACCACTACGGGTGTCACGCCTTTAGAGAGCATCCAGAACGCGGGTGCGCCTGATGGGAGATTCGCGCAGGCAGTGGGTGGCTCCTCGGATATGGTCCTCCGCAATCAGCAGATGCAACTCATCAATGACTCCATCCGCAAGGGGGAGAACTTCGCGGCAGATGCGGTAGGGGGCTTACGTGATTTCCAGATCACGGATGCAGGCCTACAGTTCCAGCAACCCAACGCGAGCTCGCGGGATGTGGAGTTGGACCGCTACACGCCGGGTATCACGGGTGGTCCTGACGCTCAGTATAACGTCTCACAGTATGAGCAGGATCTGCAGCAGGCGCTCTTAGGGCGCGTGCAGAACTACGGACAGGGCGCTAATAGCCCCTATGCTCAGTCGCTCTTAGCGGATGTGGAGAACACCGCCGCACGGCAGCGTGAGCAGGATGTCACGGCGCTGAATAAGTATGGCGTGCTCAACTCCGGTGACACCATTGATGTGTTCGCTCAGGGCAATGAGGGCACACAGCGCTCCCGCCTCGCGGCACTCGCGCAAGCGCAGCAGATGGCTGGCAATGACGGCTCACTGGAAGCGGCTCTCGGTCTCGCGCAGTTGGGTAGTAATAGAGACCTATCTATTGGTGAACTGACGGGCCGCTTCGGTGGCATTGACACCCTCGCGGCGCGCAACGCGCAGGCGGGTTACACGCTACAGGGCAGAGAGCAGGACCTCACCGCGGGACTCGCCAACCAAGGCTCAGACCTCTCCGCACAGCGCTTGAACTTGGAGACGCAACTCGGCATCGCAGACCGGCAGTTGGTAGATGCAGATAGGCGCTCGGGCGATGAACGCTTCGCCTCTCAGTTGGGCCTACAGCAGTTAGGCGCACAGCAAGACCTCGCGGATCGCGTTACGGGACGTCAACTCATACAGGGCGATGTCACAAGCCGTGAGCAGTTTGAGGAGGATGTGCGCAAGAGTCGCGTGGGTGAGACGCAGTTTGACAACGAGCTTCAGAATCGCTTGGACCAGATCACGACGCAGGGACGCAGTAACGTCTCACAGATTGGCGCACAAGGAAGCAACGATAGACTCCTACAGTCGCTAATCAATAGTGGTCAATTAGACCTCACAACCCAACAGGGCCGCAATGCCCTCTCGCAGATTGGCGCGAGTGGCACCAACGACAGGCTCCTACAAAACCTCGTCAACGACTTCCAAGGTCAACTCGCCACGGGCAAATATGATGGGCAGCAGACCTTAGAGGGTATGTTGGCTAATCAGCAGTTCAATCTCAACGATCTATTGAAAGATGAGACGCTACGTGGCGCGCAGATCGGCAACGACAACACCTCAAGCCAGATAGGCGAGCGGCAGATTGGGCAACTGATCGCGCTCGGTGAGGCACTCAAGGGGAATGACCAATTAGCCTCACAGTTAGAGGGTATTAACCCCTTTCAAAACTTAGAGGCCCTCTTTAATACAATCTCATCCTATGGCACGAAGCCAAATCCAAATCCAAGTCCAGTGCCAGATCCAAGTCCAGTGCCAGCCCCAAAGGATAATAGCATAGCGATCACCTCAATACAGAATCAGCTATCTGAGGCACAAGCAGCATATCGTGATGCCCGAAGGGGGAGCAATCCGGCCTTGGCCTCTAAGGCACAGCAGCGCGTCAATGACTTAGAGCGTGAATTAAAGCGCTTACAGCAGGAGGTATAGTAATGCCACTACCACTCGCAGCCCTCTTAGCCGCAGGGGTTGGCACGGGACTCCTCGCCAACCAGAGCGCACAGTCAGACGCGGAGAAGGCGCGCAAGAAGCAGGAGGAGGAGCAGGCGATGCTCAACGCCATCGCCGCCTTTCGCGGTGGACCCGCCGGCCAAGCGCAGGGGGGCGGCAAGCTCTCCGGTAAGACGCAGGGCCTCTCCATCCTCGCGCAACTGGCTCCCCTCTTGGGGCAGATGAAGTTCGGGGGCGGTGGGACCAACGCTGGCTCAGGTGCCCACGCAGGCAACGCGATTAAGTTAAACGCCTCAGAGGGGGGCGGGTATCTCAATGGGCAGAATAACCCCTTCCAAATGCAAGGCGTGACGGCGAGAGGATAATAATGGCACTTGATTGGGTTCAAAATATAGGGCAAGATCCCTTGATGCAGAAGTTCCTGTATCTAATGAAGAGTGACCCTGAGACAGCAAAGAAGGTGGATGCGAGGGCGCAGGAGTTAGTGGAGGGGGAACTGTCTGACTCCATGTATAACGATAAATCCAAGCGAACAGTCGCATTGGATGGGCGCAGGGAATATCCCATGCAGACCGCCATTAAGCGCGCGATGGAGGAACTGGAAAATGGCTCCCTCGCGGCTGGCCTACAGGCACGTGAGGAGTTGGCTCCCAATCCCACGATGCGCTCTGAGGTGGACACCTCGGGCATGGGCTCCAATCTCACGCTGGACAAAGAGCGCGGTATTCCCGGTAATGCGAACTCACTGGAAAGCCTCTTGCTTCAGCCCATCCCACAGGGGAAAACGGGCAGTGGGCCTAACCCTAACCCCTTCACGGATGTTCCTGGCCCCTCCAATGATCCAGGTTCCTACTTCCTACAAGGCGCGCCATTTGATATACAAACGCAGGCTGAAGCGGGAACGCAAGGCTCCATGTTCCCCACCTCCAAACTTGAGAAGATACCGACTCAAAAAGAGGCGGCCCACGAAGCAGGGGCCGGTAGCTTTCACCTCGGCAAACTCCTCGGGGCTTTACGCCCCAACACGGGCCTCACTGCCTTGCGCATCGCGCGTCAGGGC